CCGATCCTAACATGCAGAACATGCCACGTGGTGGTACGTTCCCTGTGAAACGTGTGTTCAAGTCACGTTGGGATGGTGGTGAGATCATGGAAGCTGACTTTGCACAGTTAGAGTTTCGTGTGGCTGCATTCCTATCACAGGACAAAACAGCCATTGACGAGGTGACCACAGGCTTTGACGTACACTCGTACACTGCACAGGTTATTACTGATGCAGGACAGAACATGTCACGTCAGGAAGCCAAGGCACATACATTCGCTCCGTTATATGGTGCCAGTGGATTTGGTCGTACACCTGCTGAGGCTGCGTACTACGAGCAGTTTACTAAGAAGTACTCTGGCATTGGCAAGTGGCACAAAGAGCTTGCACGTGAGGCACTAGCTACGGGTAAGATTAAAACACCATCTGGTCGTGAGTTCTCTTTCCCAGATGTTACTCGACGTGCTAATGGTACTGTGACATTTTTCACACAGATTAAAAACTTTCCTGTGCAATCGTTTGCCACGGCTGACATTGTACCTATATCCCTGATATACATCGACAAGCTATTAGGGGCTAATCAAATGCAATCATGCATCGTCAATACCGTACACGACTCCATCGTGATTGACGTGCACCCAAACGAGAAGGATAAAGTATTACGGATAATAACAGCAGCCAATGACCGACTGCTTGCTATCGTCAATAAGAAGTGGAAACTGGATTTCAATGTACCACTTTTACTAGAAGCAAAAATCGGTCCGAATTGGCTTGACACAAAAGATGTGTCGTGATATAACTAAGAACTCGCAAACAGAAAAGGAGATTTATAATGAATCAAGTAGCAACAATTAACACTGGTAACTTCAACGCAATGGCAGAAGCAATGGGCATGTCTGTTGACAACAATCAGAAGTCACAGGCAAGTACACTTGCACGTTTACGTATCAATCACTCAGCTATCATGGGTGAGGAAACAGTGAACGGCAAGAAGGTAAAGATGGAAGTTGTATCGGGCGGTACGTACAAGTTGGAAATCCCAGATGGGCCAACATACTATGCATCTACTGCGACTATTCGTCCATACCTACAACGCTTCATGTACAAGCGTTTCATCAAGGGTAACGACACAACACCTAACCGTTATGTCAAAACTCTGATGGCTAACGATCTGAACAATGACATGAAGGACAATGATGGTGGCTTCAACTGTGGTAAACCTGCGGGTTACATTGAGGACTTCAAAGCATTGCCTGAGAAAACACAAGAGTTGATCCGTCAGATCAAACGTGTTCGTGTCATGTTCGGTACAGTGCAACTGCATGATGTTACAGACGCACAAGGTAATCCAGTCGAACTAGATGAACAGGCATTCATCTGGGAGATTGAAAACCGTGATGCATTTAAAACTGCAGGGACACTGTTCAACAAGCTAGGCAAGATGCGCCGTTTGCCAGTGCAGCACAACATCAAAGCTGCAACTGAAGAACGTGCATTACCTAATGGTAGTAAGTTCTATCTGCCTACATTGGCTCTTGATCTGAACGAAACACTTGATGTGCAAGACGCAGAGCAAGAAACATTCGCCAACTTCCTAGCATGGGTGGAGAATTACAACGAGTACATCAAGGGTGCTTGGAATGACAATGCGTACAAGAATGATGACACAGATACAGATACTGTTGAGTCATTTGTAGACATTGACGCAGAGGATTTCGTGTAATGAACCACCCTGCTGAACTAAAGCTGCACCAGTTTATGACTGATGCTGCCAATGGAAAGAGTACGTTCACTGAGGAACAAGCTAAGGATATTGGTGCAGAGGTCGCTGATGCAGTACTTCGTCAGTTCGGCAGTGGTAAGTCACGGGATGAGTTTACACTTAGGATGTCCAACATTGGGCGTCCTACTTGTCAACTCTGGTTTCAAAAGAACCAACCCGATAAGGCATTACCTAAGCCGACTACATTTGTAATGAACATGATGATAGGAGACATTGTTGAGGCTGTTTTTAAAGGTCTGCTTAAAGCTGCTAACGTGGAGTTTGAAGACACTGATAAAGTTAGCCTTACAGTGGGAGATAGTAATGATACTAGGGTTTCTGGCTCTTATGATCTTGTACTAGATGGTGCTGTTGATGACGTGAAGTCAGCATCGCCTTGGTCTTACGCAAACAAGTTTGATTCCTTTGACACACTAGCAAAGGGTGACGGATTTGGTTATGTAGGGCAGCTTGCAGGTTATGCCAAAGCATCTGGCAAACGTGTAGGTGGATGGTGGGTCGTGAACAAAGGCAATGGTGAGTTTAAATACGTACCTGCTGATGGTCTTGACCTCGACAAAGAACTTGATAAAATTAAGTCAACTGTTGAAACGGTGAACAACAATGAGTTCAAACGTTGCTTCAGTCCTGTACCCGAGTTCTTCCGTGGTAAACCCACAGGGAATAAGGTACTAAATGATAATTGTCGTTTCTGTGATTTCAGATACGAGTGTTGGCCCAACATGGTTGAAGAACCATCACGGGTAAGTAAAGCAAAAGACCCCAAGACGGTGGCATACATAGAGGATTAATTATGTTAGGTGATGATGAAATTAAAGAACTTCAAGATGAAATCAAAATGCTTGAAGAACAACTGCGTGAACGTAAACGTGAACTCAGTGAGAAACGATACGCAGGTTTACGTGCAGCAATGGAAGCACGTAAGGAAGCAGATCAGCTATTGAGTGAAGAACTCAAGGCATTAGGTGTACGCCGTGTGAACTGGCATCCGTTTATCTAATGAACGGTAAGCAGTTCAAGGCTGCGTTAAAGCATGGGTATAGGAGTGGGCTAGAGATCAAAGTAAAAGATTACTTGAAGGAGAAGAAAGTCAAGTTCAAGTATGAAGCCATCAAGATTGAATGGGAAGATTTGATGTACCGCACCTATACCCCCGACTTTATACTTGCAAATGGTATCATCATAGAAGTGAAAGGAAGGTTCACATCAGATGATAGACGCAAACACGTAGCAGTAAAGAAGCAGCATCCTGATCTTGACATACGATTTGTATTTGAAAATAGTAAACGTAAGTTAAGCAAAGGGGCAAAGACAACATACGCCACATGGTGTGAAAGAAATAAATTCTTATATGCAGATAGGGTTATTCCAGAAGAATGGTTGAAAGAGAAAGGTGTTGACAATCATCCAGACTTAGTAGTATTTCCTTATGACAAAATAAAAAGGAGCTAAACATATGCTAAATTCACTAATAAACTTTAACCCTAATGATTTCGTTATCCGTATCGCACCAGAAGTGGATGACAATGGAGATTGGACAGGTGACCTTACAGTAGGTATGCTGACAACAGATGATAACACAATGAAACCAGATGACTTTGCACATCTGAAAGTGTTGACCGACATGTTGATTGCTGCTATACCTTTAATGGAACAGGATCATGATGTAAGGCGTAAGCTGTTCAAGCTAGTTGATGAGATTGATGCTGATGAAATGGCAGAAGAGAAGCCGTTAATAGAAGAACGTGACGGTAACGTAGTTAAAGTAAACTTTTAGAAAGGAGATACGAATGGTAGATAATGTAAACAAACCACCACACTATAATCACGCAGGTATTGAATGCATAGAAGCCATTCGTGCCGCCCTAACACCAGAAGAGTTTCGTGGATATATCAAAGGGAACAATATGAAGTACACGTGGCGAGAGCAATACAAGAACGGTGACGAAGATATGGAAAAAGCTACGTGGTATATGAATTATTATCGGGAGAATGTTATTAATGCTAGTAAAAGTATTTCTGACACTTAACATAGATGAAGACGAATACCCAGTTCCTGTAGATGGTGAAGTTGATGAAGAGATTGACCAAAGTTTGCGGGAATTTATTTATGACATTGATGGTATGTCAATCAAAGCAATTAAAATAATAACGGAGTAATGCTTATGGAAACTTATGGACCAACACTAGGAATTTCAGAAGAGATTCACGCAATGAAATATCGCAGCAAAGGCGAGTCATTCAAAGAAGCAATGACACGTGTAGCTGAAGCACTGAAAGATAATGAATCACATTTTAATAACTTCCGTACAATCCTGTACGAACAACGCTTTCTACCTGCAGGGCGTGTGCAATCAGCAATGGGTGCACCTCGTCGTGTAACACCTTACAACTGCTTTGTGTCTATGACAATTGAAGATAGCATGGACGGTATCATGGAAGCTGCTCGTCGTGCAGCAGAGACAATGCGCCTTGGCGGTGGCATTGGCTATGACTTCAGTACACTACGTCCACGTGGCACACTGATCAAGTCACTGGACAGTAAGTCATCTGGTCCTGTGTCATTCATGGGTATCTTTGATGCAGTATGTCGTACCATTGCATCTGCAGGGCATCGTCGTGGAGCACAGATGGGTGTGCTACGTGTTGATCACCCTGACATTGAAGAGTTTATTACAGCTAAGAACAATAGTGATACACTGACACAGTTCAACATATCGGTGGGTGTGACTGATGAGTTCATGACTGCGGTAAAAGAGGACAAAGATTTTGACCTAAAGTTTGATGGACGTGTATACAAAACTGTAAGTGCTACCGCACTATGGGATCAGATATTACGTAGTACATGGGACTGGGCAGAACCAGGGATTCTATTCATTGATCGTATCAATAAGAAAAACAATCTACACTATGTAGAAACTATTGCAGCTACAAATCCATGCGGTGAGCAACCACTACCGCCTAACGGTGCATGTCTACTAGGTTCGTTTAATCTTACAAAGTATGTACTAGAACATGACGGTAAGTATGTTTTCAACATGAACCAATTACGTAATGATATTCCTCATGTAGTACGTGCTATGGATAATGTTGTGGATCGTGCTACCTATCCATTAGTTGAACAGAAAGCAGAGGCAATCAGCAAACGCCGTATGGGTTTAGGTGTTACAGGCGTAGCCAATGCTATTGAAGCATTAGGATTTGAATATGGCAGTGATCGTTTCCTAAAAACATTAGAAGAAATTATGGGAGTGATCAGGGATGTTGCATATACTACGTCAGTTGAACTTGCTATTGAAAAAGGTCCGTTTCCTCTCTTTAGTCAAGCATACCTTGGTTCTGACTTTGCTAAGTCTTTGCCTACTAATATCCGTGATCTCATTAGCACTCACGGTATTCGCAACAGTCATCTTCTTTCGGTTGCACCAACAGGAACTATCAGCTTGTCAGCCGACAACGTATCCTCTGGGATTGAACCAGTCTTCTCCCATTACTACGATAGAACTATCCAAACCTTCGACGGACCAAAGGTTGAACGAGTAGAGGACTACGGCTATCGTGTGTTCGGTGTGAAGGGTAAGACTGCAGATGAACTGTCAGTGTTTGATCACGTCAAGGTATTAAACGTTGCCTCACGGTATGTTGATTCCGCATGTTCAAAGACATGTAACACAGGTGACGATGTAACATGGGAAGAGTTCAAGCAGGTGTACATGGATGCATACGATGGTGGTGCATCAGGATGTACAACATTCCGTGCAGCAGGTAAGCGGTATGGTATCCTGAATGCATCTGCCTCTGAGGACATAGTAGAAGAGGAACCAGTAGAGGAAACGCAAGACTATGTAGATGAAGGTGGTGCTTGCTACTACGATCCTGCAACTGGCTTGCGTCAGTGTGAGTAGGAACCGTAAACAGTTAGGCACTATTCCATCACCCTGTGTACAGGTCTGTCGTATTGCTAACGATGGATACTGCACAGGGTGTAAAAGAACTATTGACGAGATACGGGATTGGTGTATAATGTCAGAGTACGAACAAAAGAAACTTTTATTTGAACTAATGTGGAGGAAAGATAATGGGAACACGTAAACAATTTAGCCGTGCATTGTATGAAGCATATGATGCTCCTGCAAAAGAAAAACTTGCAGAGTATCTAACAAGTGCAGGGCATGAGATAGCAGACATGAAGGAGAATTATAATGTGGATATTGTATCAACGAAAAAAGATTATACATACTTTAATGAAGCTGAAGTAAAGCTTGCATGGAAAGGTGACTGGCCTACCGACTGGAAGGACATTCGTATTCCTGAACGTAAGGGACGTTTACTTGCAAAGTACGAGGGGGAGAATGGAGTGCTTAACTTCTACATCTTCCGTAAAGATATGAAGCAAGCATGGCGTGTCAAGGATACTAGCCTGACAGAGGATCGTCTACGTGAGGCACATGGACGTAACATCCTCAAGGGTGAACTGTTCTATCACATTCCGTACACAGAAGCAGAATTAATCAACGTAGCATAAGGAGAATGCATATGAAAAAACAACTAACTCGCAAAGAACGTGGCCTTGGCAAATATGATGCACCGTTAAAATTTCAATACGAGAAAGGCTACAAGGATTTTCGACAGGGGCGTGTCGTTAATCCATTCCCTGATGATACAATGCAATACAGGGAGTGGGAACGTGGGTTTAACAAAGCCTACTACGAGCAGTTAAAACGGGTGAAGGAGTATGAACAACTTA